CATCCGTGCGATGACGCAACTCGCTGCGCTGCTCAAACTGAACAAGGATGACTCAGGCGCTACGCTGCACGATGACCTGATGGTTTGGTTCCGTAACTTGTTCTTCCTGACCGAGGAGCGGTTTCAAGATTCCTTCAAGGAGTTCGAGGGGGATCTGGGTCTACGCGCACGGATGTGGCGCATCTATAACTTGTGTTGGGGTTTGCACCAAGCCTCACACGTACGGGGAGATGTGGTCGATATAGGCTGCTATGAAGCCAAGTCCACGAAGGTTTTTTGTAACTACAACAACGGTCTCTTCAAGGGCGAAGTTATCAGGAAAGGTCTGTACCTGTTTGATCTCTTTGAGAACCCGCCGCCCGAGGCCAAGAAGGGTAATCACGGGCCGCATCTGGCAGAGGAAGTGAAGACTCGCATGGCGCGGTTCAGCCCCATAGTGGTTGCCGGGGATGTCAGGGAAACGATCCCTGCCCATCTGCCTGATGAGATCTGCTTTGCCCACATCGACTTGAACGATGCAGAGAGTGAAGCCGCTGTGATGCCCGAGGTGTATTACCGGATGTCTACTGGCGCGGTCATGATTCTTGATGACTACGGGTTCAAGCGGTACCGCAAGTCGGCTGAAGCCCACCAGAAGTTCTTGGAAGATCGGGCAGAGCAGGTGTTAGAACTGCCTACAGGTCAAGGTTTGTTGATCAAAACCTGAGTTATTGGCGCATGAGTGAAACAATAACAACGTCATCTGGGCTTCCTATAATCGGGAGCCATGGCGATCACGTATCAGCAAATCAACCTAGAGGAGCGGGGCGTCAAGCGACGTTTGGCCCGACTGCAGAAGGCTTGCTTGCCGAACGACAAACTGTACTTCCCCGCAGACGGCGTGTGGTGGGTGGCGTATCATCGGACTACACCTGTGGGCTTCGGGTGCGTCAGTCCGTCCAAGCAATTGGCAGACGGGGTGTACCTAGGCAGGTGCGGGGTTCTTCCTGCGTATCGGGGTCGCGGGATACAACGTCAGATGATTCGTCTGCGCGTGTCTTGGGCAAGACGGCATGGCTACAAGTGGGCCGTGTCGGACACGACGGACAACATCCCAAGCGCCAACAATCTAATCTCGTGTGGCTTCAGACTTTACGTTCCCGAGGTGCAGTACTCGTTTGCCCGAGCATTGTACTGGAGGAAGAAGTTGTAGTTGCCGATCAAAGATCCGGTACTGCGCCGCGAGATGCAAAGGATTTACTCGCAGCGTTGGTATCAGCGAAATCAGAAACTACAAATTGCCAAGAATCTGAAACGCAAGGACGGCGTTCGGAAACTGTGGAACGAATACAAGGCTGCGCAGAAATGCAGCCATTGCGGGTTTCAGCACCCTGCAGTAATCGACTTCCATCACGTCATCAAAGAAGGCAAGAGGTCAGTAAACAAACTTGCCACCCAAAGAAACAACTTAAAGGCCGCGATCCGCGAAGCCGAAGAGAAGTGCATCCCCCTTTGCTCCAACTGCCATCGCATACTGCACTGGCAAGAACATAAACAGCGTAGGAAAAAACGAAAGTGGAAATCGAAGACGACATCCTAGACTTGATTCAGGCTTTGCCTCATGAGATAAACGACAGTTCTACCACTACGGAGATGAAGTTTTTAACTGTAGGCGGGGTGCTATGGGCTTGCCATGACGAGATCAAGCGCCTCAGAGAAGAAGTAAAGGAGTTGCGAAGTGGCAATCGTAAAAAAGATCCGCACGTGCGGAGAGTGCAAAAGAACGTTCGTGAATCCTGAGTCGTTCAGGTCACACAAATACAAGTTTGGCGACTGCAGAAGCGTGGACTCATTGCTTTTTGCGGGGTACATCGAGACCCCCTTGGGTTGGAAGCACAAGAAGACGGCTAACAAATGAAACTACTTACGGTCGATTTTGAAACCTATTACGACAAGGCGTTCTCGTTATCGAAATTAACCACGGAGGAGTACATCCGTGATGATCGCTTTGAGGTCATAGGCGTGGCGGTGCAGGTGGATGATGATCCTCCTGAGTGGTTCAGCGGCACACATAAAGAAACTGCTGCGTGGCTGAATCAGTTTGACTGGGGCAACTCGTTTGTCTTGGCACACAACACACAGTTTGACGGACCCATCCTATCTTGGATCTTTGGCATCAAGCCGAAGGGATGGTTAGACACGCTCTGCATGGCGCGAGCGGTACATGGGGTGGAAGCGGGAGGGAGCCTCAAGGCTCTAGCCGAACGATATCAGTTGGGAGCAAAAGGCGATGAAGTTATTAATGCGCTTGGTAAACGCCGTGTGGATTTTACTGCTGAGGATCTTGATCGTTATGCTCTTTACTGTCGCAACGACGTTGCTCTTACTTATGCTCTTTTTAATAAACTTGTTACGGGCTTCCCTAGAAACGAATTGAAGGTCATTGACCTGACCCTGCGGATGTTCATCGAGCCGGTGCTTGAACTGAACCTGCCGCTATTGGAAGCCCACCTTGAAACAGTCAAGGAGAAGAAAGCCAAACTCCTTGCAGCGGCTGAAGCAGACCGCGACTCATTGATGAGCAACGACAAGTTCGCAGATTTGCTAACTCGGCTAGGCGTCGAGCCCCCCAAGAAAGTTAGTGCGCGCACGGGCAGATCGACATGGGCATTCGCCAAGACCGACGAAGAGTTCAAGGAACTGCTGACCCATCCTGACCCACGAGTCCAGACGCTTGTTGGTGCTAGGTTGGGTACAAAGACCACCTTGGAAGAGACCCGCACCCAGAGGTTTATGGACATTGCCTTGCGGGGCAACTTGCCAGTACCGATCAGATACTACGCCGCACACACCGGCAGATGGGGAGGAGATGACAAGATCAACCTTCAGAACCTGCCGCGAGAAAGCAAACTGAAGCATGCGATCATGGCCCCCGACGGGTATGTATTGATCGACTGCGACTCCTCGCAGATTGAAGCACGTACTGTGGCTTGGCTTGCGGGGCAAGACGAATTGGTGAAAGCGTTCGACAATGGCGAGGATGTCTACAAGATCATGGCATCCGCTATCTACAACGTGTTTGTAGACGAAGTAGATAAGGCACAAAGATTCGTCGGGAAAACAACGATCCTCGGTGCCGGGTACGGTATGGGGGCTAACAAATTCCAGATGCAGTTGAAGGCGTTCAACGTAGACATCGACCTTGATGAGTGCCAGAAGATCATCAACGTGTACCGTGAAACATATCCAAAGATCCCGGCACTGTGGCGGCAAGGGCAGCGGTGCTTGGAATCCATACTTAGTAAGAAGGCATGCGACTTTGGCGTGGTCAATGCAGTGCAGTTTGACCCTAGAGAATACGGGTTCCTACTCCCAAGTGGACTCTGGCAACGGTATGAAGGACTGCGCAAAATCGACGATGGGCAAAAGGTTGAATACGAGTACGGTACCCGAAAAGGCGCGGTTAAAATCTATGGTGGAAAGGTGGTTGAAAATCTTTGTCAGGCCGTGGCAAGATGCGTGATCGCTGAGCAAATGCTAAAGATTTCTAAACGCTATCGGGTTGTGTTGACTGTGCATGACGCTGTTGCATGTATCGCACCGGAAGCCGAGGCCGCTGAAGCGCAGCGGTTTGTTGAAGAGTGCATGAGGTGGCGACCCTCTTGGGCGGCTACGCTGCCTCTCAACTGCGAATCGGGTGTTGGTAAGAGTTACGGGGATTGCTAGTGGCTTCATACAGTTGGTCTTATTCATCGTTGGATCTGTTCCAACAATGCCCTCACAAGTACTACCGGCTGAAGGTCAAGAAGGACATCAGGGAGCCGCTTAGTGAGCATCTTGTTTACGGGTTAGATGTACACAAGGCCGCTGAGAACTTCATCAAGGACGGCGCTGCAGTACCGGAAAAATTTGCCTTCCTTGTACCAATCCTAGAGAAGTTGAAGGAATACGAGGGCGAGAAGTTATGTGAGTACCGCATGGGGCTGACCAAGAATCTGGAGCCGTGCGGGTTTTTCGACAAGGGCGTGTGGTGGCGGGGCGTAGCAGATCTGATCATCCTGAATGGTGACTCTGCAAAAATCATCGACTACAAGACCGGCAAGTCTGCCAAACATGCTGACACCAAGCAGTTGGAGATTCTGTCGCTGGCGGTGTTCAAGCACTTCCCGCAGGTCAAGCGCGTCAAGGGTGGACTGCTGTTCGTGGTGTCCAACGAGTTCGTGAAAGGGGACTTTGAGACAGATCAGAGCCACGTCTACTGGCAGCGGTGGTTGACCGGAACGGCGCAGTTGGAGAAAGCGTTTGAGGTGGATGTCTGGAACCCCCGCCCTAACTTCACGTGCAAGAAATGGTGTCCTGTAAAGGACTGCACACACAACGGGAGATAAACATGGCTAGGAATTACAAGCACGAGTACGAGGCGTACCAAGGCAAGCCCGAACAGAAAAAGAACCGCGCCAAGCGAAACGCAGCACGTGCCGAGATGATGCGGGCTGGCCGAGTACGTAAAGGCGACGGTAAAGATGTTGACCACAAGCAGCCCCTGAGCAAAGGCGGCTCTACTAGCAAGGCCAACCTGCGAGTGACTAGCATCCACGCCAACCGCGCATACAAGAGACAGAAGGATCGGAAACCTGCCTAATGCAGATCATTGAGAACAAAGCGTTGCTCATCAAGGTGCGTGAACCGGGGCGCATAACCTCTGCCATACGCACAGCGAAGCAATTGAACGAGACCGACGTGCTTGTCAGATGGGGCGTGGAAGAAGCGCAGATCCTCAAGAACTTGCGACTCAAGGATGTGCCTTCTCCGATTATGCGAGATTACGCATGGCCCGGTTTGCAGAAGCCCTTCAAGCACCAGTACGATACGGCGTCGTTCTTGACCCTGCACCGTAGGGCGTTTTGTTTCAACGAACAAGGCACCGGCAAGACTGCATCGGCTATCTGGGCTGCGGATTATTTGATTCAGCAAGGGCTTGTGCGGCGGGTGCTTGTGCTATGCCCCCTGTCAATCATGCAGTCGGCTTGGGAGACAGACCTATTTAAGTTTGCAACCCATCGGACATGTGCGATTGCGCACAGTTATTCCAAAGAGAAGCGGATCAAAGCCGTTGAGAGCGATGCAGAGTTTGTGATCTGTAACTACGACGGGCTCGACATCGTTAAAGATGCGGTGGTGAAAGGCGGGTTCGACCTGATCATCATCGACGAAGCGAACGCTTACAAGAACGTCAGCACGAAACGATGGAAGGTACTGAGCCACATCATCACTCCTGCAACATGGATATGGATGATGACCGGCACCCCTGCAGCCCAGACCCCGACGGATGCCTACGGCCTAGCCAAGATCGTGAACCCGAGCGGCATACCCAAGTTCTTTGGCGCGTTCCGTGACCAAGTGCTATTCAAAATATCGCAGTTCCGTTGGGTGCCCAAGCCTTCAGCGCAGCAAATAGTCCACAACGCACTTCAGCCAGCAATACGTTTTACCAAGGACGAGTGCTTGGACTTGCCTGAAATGACGTACGTCATGCGAGATATACCGTTGACTACTCAGCAAAAAACGTACTACGAAGAGATTCGTAAACAGATGCTTACAATTGCAGCGGGGGAAGAGATTACCGCCGTTACGCCCACGGAAGTACGGGAATGGGTACTTGGGAATCGTGTACTCCCGCTCCTCCTTGGTAATCTCTTCAACGTCTACGACTTTGTTATCTTCTTCGGTTGCCTCAACAATCTCCTTGCTGAGTTGGACCGGCGAAGTGAACTTGTGCGGGCATCCCTCGCAAAGCGCGGGCTTCAGTTTCTTGAACGTCTCGCAGGTGTACGGACCCTTGGTCTCGTTTGCCTTCCGCTCGGTGGCTTCAGGCGAGTACTCTGGGTGCTGATTAGACAGTACATGGATAGCCTTGTCCCGATCCACGCAGACCTGTGCAATGCTAAGTCCAGCGCGCCACATGGGTTCTTCCAACGTGGCTTGGTTGTTGAAGATGTACGCGATCTGCGCACACCCCGTGCCTTCCAAAGACTTGACCAGTATGGATTTGAACCGCGACTGGCTATTCCCCATCAGTGCCAGAGTCGTGGCGTCTAACTGCCGCTTGGGTGGTGGAGTGTTGGAGTTCAGTACATCAGCACTTGGCTCAAGAAGTTTATGGATCTCTTCAGATGTGAGCTGAGCTCCCACATGCAACACTTCCACCAACAACGGATTGGTTGGGTCTTTTACGTGGTAAGTCTCGGGGATACGCAGGATGCGAGCAGCCTCGCCGGTTACGACCGGATCGACCTCAAACTTGTGCTGTACGCACAGAGCCTTCAGTTGCTCTGCATATAGCGACCACCGCTCACGGGGCATCGCCTCGGTACATACCCAATACAGGTGCGCACCATGACCTGACCGGACAATGGTCGGGCGTGGCAGTTTGGTTGCCTTGCAGAAAGACTTGAGGGCTACTAACCCCTCACTCAGATCCGCAAATGGCTTGCCGAGTCCGCAGTCCAGATCTATGTAGAACGATTTGAGGGCAAGAGCGTTCTTGGTTGTACGACGGCCTTCAGGCCCGTACTTCGCCATGCCATAGAAAGCGTTGTACTGACTAGTTACGAACTCATCCGCATGTTGAGAAATCTCGTCGATGCTACTGACAAAGCGTTGGCGGACATCCTTGTCCTCCCCATCTTCCTTGATGCCAACAGTGCAGTAGGACTCACCCTCTCCCAGCGGAGGCAATACGAGGGCAAGAAAGTCCTTACGTGAAATCATAGCCGTCCTCAAAAGCCGTCAAATAGAGTGGGCAGGGGCAGACGGCAATGCCCTTTTCGGTAGCGAACCTAGCCCATCTATCGTTACGCCAGTTTGTCGATTAACTTCTGTACCTGTTTCGCATACTTTGGAGCGACATCCCGCTTACCCAAAAACCATGAGTAAACAGTAGGACGGCTCACACCAAGGTACTCCGCAACATCGGCAACAGGTATGTTCAGTTTGATGCAGATCTTGGCGAGTTTGACGCCAAGGAAAAAAGGAGTTGCATCATTGACGGCCTGTACAAACAACGTTGTGTAGCCCTTGACGATAGCCATCAGTCATCCCAATCCGCGAGAATCTTGGACAGGTCAGGCTTCGGCGCGTCGGCTTCTTCAACCTTTTTGGATACGCGCTTAACCGGCTCGGCTACAGGTTCCGGTGCGGGGGCGGCTTCCGCTTTCGGTGCCTCCTGCTTCGGTGCAGCAATCGCTTTCGGCTTGGCTCCGTCAGCCTCGGCTACCGTCATAGTGATGGCACGTTTGGCAGAATCCGTTTGGCCTTGCCGAATAGCAAGTTCGTGCTGCGCGTTCTCCAAGAACCCAATCGCCTTGAAAGTAATCTTCGGCGTAGCACTGTTGGTGTCGAATCGCATCTCAGTGGTAACTGCAGTAACGGGAATGCCCTTACTACCAAGCATCTTGGCGTAAGCCTGAAGAGGCCACTTGCCAGCGGTGCCTTCACCAAAGATTGACGTAGACGGAAGGGTCAACTGGAACACGTCGCCACCAATGTCATTTGCGAGGACGACAGCAAGACGCTGGCTATAACGACATGCACGGCTGTTGCCTTGTCCCGAACCTTGAACGTTCTGAGGGCAATCAACACAACGCTTCGACTGCGGGGATGCAGCCTTGGCATCCGGTACCTCACCATCAGCAGACCAGCAATCGGGTGCGGACACGTCGCCGCCTTCCTGATACTGCTTTGCGTAGTAAGTACGAGAGACCTTCGGGGAAGCGGCAACGATAACTACATTCATGTTGCGGTCTTCGTTCTGCGCAACTTCCTTCCCGTTGATCATCAATCGCCACACACCACCTTTGATGGAGATGCGCTTGGACTGCGAGGTTCCACCACCGCCCATGAGGGCTTTGGTTGTGGCATCGACTTGCAGGGTTTTCAAATAGTCTGGCAACCCAGAATCCAGAATAGCAAGATCATTACTCATGATGCGCTCCTTAGCGTTTTACGATAACGACAGTTTGGTTGATGTCTGCCTGTAACCCCGGCGGGTGAAGGTTTGGGTTCTCTTCAAGGAACTGCTCCATGTTGGAGTTGTTTATCCGACGCTGCACCAATACAAAGGCTTCGTTCTCCTTGAGGAACTTGAAGAACGAGTCCCAGTCATTAGTCCAGTAATGCTTGTCTATCCGACGCATCTCCATCAAGGGGGGTGTATGGCGACTCATGATTAACGGCAAAGAGGTCGCAACGAACGAAGACCGCCACATGAATGTGGTTGTTGTCGCTGCGGCACCCAAGGTGTCCCGTACGTTCTACGCTAATCAGTATCAGGAAGGTGGTGAGATTGCTGCGCCTACCTGCTGGTCATCTGACGGTGAAGTACCGGACCCGAAAGCGGCTTCCCCGCAGTCCAAGCGTTGTATCGACTGTCCTCAGAACGTACAGGGTTCTGGGCAGGGTAACAGCCGTGCTTGCCGATACAGCAAGCGTATCGCTGTCGTTCTGGCGAACGATATCGGTGGAGACGTTTTCCAGTTGACACTCCCATCTACGTCGATCTTTGGCGAAGGCGCTTCTGGTAAGTGGCCGTTGCAAGCGTATGCCAAGATGCTTGGCAGCAAGGGTATCCCCATCACGGCTGTCGTGACCGAGATGCGGTTTGATACTGGTAGCGCCACGCCGAAGATCAACTTCAAGCCAGTAAGTTTCTTGGATGCTGGACAGCATCAACTGGCTATCAACCAAGGATCGACCGAAGCCGCCAAACGCGCCATCACCATGACGGTGGCCGAAGCGGATAACGTCAAACCCAAGGCTATCGCTGCTCCTAAACCTGCTCCTGTTGAAACTGCTGAACCCGTCGAAGCAGTTGCCGAACCTGTGAAGCGTTCGTCCAAGAAGACCGAAGAGGCTGCTGAGAAGCCTGACCTCTCCAAGATTCTTGCCGAATGGGATGACTGATGGCCACGCATGGGTATTCAACACTGACGCTACAGGCGATCAATGACGCTAATCCATTCTTGTTGGGTGTGAAACTCGCCAAGACATGTGTGCGGCTCAACATCCCTGTGAAAGATGTTGCTGAATATCTGAACGTCAGTCGGCCGACCGTGTACTCATGGTTTATCGGCAGAAGCGAAGTATCTAAAAAGCATCAAGAGCAGGTTCAGAAGCTAATTGACAAATTAGCTTAGCAGTTAGATGGGCTAGGTTAGCTACCGAAGAGGGTGTGCCGTCCACCCCTGCCCATTCTATTTTGACGGTTGAGGACGGCTATGATTTCACGTAAGGACTTTCTTGCCTTGGTTCTTCCCCCGCTGGAAGAAGGTGAGTCCTATTGTACTGTTGGCATCAAGGAAGATGGCGAGGACAAGGATGTTCGCCAACGCTTTGTCACTAGTATTGACGAGATATCGGAACACGCAGATGAGTTTGTAGATAACACGTACAACGCATTCTTTGCTATGGCCAAATACGGTGCGGAAGAACGCCGTACCACCAAGAACGCTGTTGCACTCAAATCTTTCTACATCGATCTCGACTGCTGGTCTGCCGATGGTGAAGTGCCTGATGTGAAGGCTGCATCACCGCAGTCCAAGCGTTGTATTGATTGCCCCCAGAACGTCTTTCACATGGTATGTCTCGGGGATACGCAGGATACGCGCAGCCTCTCCCGTCACCAC